ACAAGGACTTAGTGAGATTACTTTGCATTTATTTAGGATCCTCAAAAACCTCCATCAACTTAAAAGTTCTTTCTTTCTCTTTAACATCGTTACACGAAGTTCCTAAAATCTTTAACTCTAAAGTACCATAATAGTTCCCTCTATTAAATCGTTTTATTATAAATAATAGACTCATCCAAAAGGGGGTACCTTTTCCAAACTTATTAATGTCAAAAGAACGTTCTAGTTCATCTACTACTGATTTAATAATAGATTTTTTAGCTTTTTCTGAGTAATTCATATTTTTACTAAATCCTTAATACGCCTCATCAGGGCTGGGTTTACCTCGGAAATTCTCCTTTCCATACCTTGTATAATATCAGAATTCTTTTTTGCCGTCCCACCCATAAGGTGAGAATAACCTAATGCTGAGATATAAAAGATATCTCCCCTTTTTCTTGGGGGAATTAAACATTCGGGAGTTACCCCTCTACTTCTACAAATAGCCCCTAATAAATATTGTTCAAATATAGTATTAAACCAGGATAGCATAGCTCCTTTACCTTTTCTATATAAGTAATCCCAACCCTCTCTATTAAACTCGTGGAATAATAATTCATCCACCTGTTTTTTGTATTCTTGAAATAGAGAGATATTAGTACCTCCCACTATGCCCACATGAACTGGAGTTCTAGAAGACCTATTAGCTTTGTCTTGTACCCAAGCATTAGGTAAATGAATTAGATGTTCTTCAGCTAATTTAATAGGGGGAAGATAATGTATAGGGATCATTGAGGCATCCTCTAAATCCTGACAGGCAACCTCAGCAGTTTCAAGTCTTTCTGGTAAAGGTTGCCACAATATTACATCACCATCAATATTAATAAAGGGTTCTTTTTGTTTACTATAAGCAACTATTTTACCATAAGCCCAATAATTTCCATTTACATCTTCAATATCCTCTAAACAAGTATCAACTTTAGTAAAGGGTAATTGTAAAGTGTCAAACAAAATCTTTTTTCCTAAATTATCAGTATATAAATGGACGTTCTTATAAAATTTAGCAGCCTGAATAACACTTAAAGCCCAACACGTCCAATGGTGTTGTTCTTTAAAAAAACCTCCTGTAGGTCTATGATTATCTTTTGTGGGTTTAAAAGGTTTAGTCCAAAAAGAATAAACAAGGTTAATATCTCTTTTCTCTTTAGGTTTTATCCAAGTTGAAATATCATTATTAATTAACCAGCCCCCAATTCCATAATCATCTAAATAATAACATCCCTTCATACCATACAAGCCGAAGTGGCCTTGGTATGATGGGACTAAAGGGCTATCTGCATTAATCGCATCGGTAGGTATAGAGGAGGAAGCTAATATGAATCTTTCCATAAGGCCGTTGTCTTGATTATCTCCCCCTAAACTGGTATAGGCAATAGAGGCTCCACCGCCTTTCTGCTCTATAAGCTTCAAAGCTTATTTCTTCTTCTTCTTTTTAGACCCCTTATTATGCCCACCCTTTTCTGGGTGTAATTTATTATGCTTAGCAGGAGATACTTTAACAAGGTTACTTGGTTTATTATTTTTCTTGTTACCATCTTTATGATGTACTACCTTCCCATCATTGGGTTTAGCCCTGGTTAATCTGCGGCGATAAGTTTTACTAGTTCCACCTTTCCAACGCCCATTACTTTTACCGAATCTTTTATTACCTTCTGATCCGTGAGTTTTAGGAGTAGACTTCTTTTTCTTAGGAGACTTCTTAGCAGTCTTAGGTTTTTTATTAGGCTTATCACCTAAAGTCTTCTTTTTATTTATAGTTTGAAATGAGCTGGTATTAACAGCCATTAGTCACCTTATAGTGGGGCATCGCCACCGCCGGCAGCTGGGTCAGTAACTTTAGCATCTGCTTGAGCTGCAGGAGGTTTCTTTTTCAGAGACCTCTTAACGGGGCTGCTAGGGTTAGTGACAGTAGAATCTAACCACTCTGAAGCCATACCCATTTCATTCTTTTTATATTTACCCCACTCAGCCTTAGCATCAGGGGAAAGTAAGGGTGGTTTATTTGCTTGATCTTTACTCATTATTTTTTCCCCTTTTTTCTTGGACGGCCTTTAGATGGGCCAGACTTATACTTATTACCACTAGATCTAACACCATCTTTATAACGGTTATCCATTTTCTTATGTAATCTTTTAGCTTTCTTTTGAGCGGATTCTTTTTTTGCCATTACTTCTTAGTCCTTTTCTTGTGTTGCTTATAAGCTTTTTTATAGGCTTTCGTGCCCTTTTTATATTCCTTATAATGTTTTGGCAACTCCTAGTACCTCTTAAGGTTTATAATCATCATCCCACCCTATAACACTAGGTTTAGTTAATGGAGTATATTGTACCGTGTACCAAATAAGTACGCTTCCCCCATTATTTATACCCCCAGGTGTATCAATAACACATAGCCCACCAGAAGCGTTAGTCACACTGCAATTTGCGGTTATATTCTGATCAGCTCCAAATGTACCCCCATTAGGGTCTTCAGCAATAACTGTATCAATAGAATATAATGATTCATTAAAAGGGGATCCTATTAGAGTTACTTGGAAGATGGTACCCCCACCTCCCAATACCGTACAAGATTCGGGAGAAGTAACACCATCTCTATAATAAGTACCACCAGCGTAAAGGATACCTCTACCTAGTCTACCTTTAAAGGGTGTTGCATTACCATCTACTGCATTAAGCTCTACATCCCAACCTCCCTCCGACCACTTTATAGCACTACTAGCTAAAAAGCTTTTATATTGTTTCTTTCTACCTCTAGTATCTTGAACCTCAAAGGAACCAGATATTTTATGATGCTGATAAATCGGTACGCCGGCATAATCTTGAACTCCTGTATAATAACTAGAGGTAATATCAGGTATAGCTCCAGCTAATACATCCTCTTTATCATAGAATTGCCGCTGGTGATCCATTAACAGATTTACCCCTCCAGAGAATTGAGAGTCAATAACCATACCACCATCAGTAACAAAAGTCTGATTAGCATCAATCAAATCCCCATTACCATCAGTTCCGTCTTTCTCCATAGCAAGAACAATAACCGCCCCATTTCTTTCTGGGTTTATTCCACAAACTCCATCTCTCCTAGCAGCTTTCATCCAATTAATTAAGCCTGTAGCTAACCAAGTTCCCGAGGTAGTATCACCACCACTTTGATCACCATATCCTATTTTCTCAGCGGTAGATTCTGAGGATTTTAAACTTACGTCAACTGTACCTGTTGCAACGTTACCTTGAGCATCGGTTACTTTAAATATACGTGTATTTATATTACCGGGTGCTATATCTTGACATGTTATTTGAGCTTCGCCCCCATGAAACTTTTTAGTGCTTGTATTAAATGCTCTCCACTGGCCCCAATCATATTTATTTACGGGTATTGCCATATCTATCTCCTTTTCTTTAATTTATCTTGTTTATACCCACTAGCGTAAGCAGCCTTAGCTACCGACTGGGCTTTCTTCTTTGACCTAAAAGGTCCTTTGCTTCCCCAATACCACCCCTTAGACGTTTTCTTTAAAGGCATATTTACTTCTTCTTTGGTGGCGGTGGCGGTGGTGGTGGCGCAGATTTTGCGCTACTACTAGCTTTTTGTAGTAAAGCTCCAGCCCCAGTAGGAGGTTTACGTGTGCCTTTACCAATAGTAGTAGGACCAGGTCCCGCAACTCCTATTAAAGAGTCTGAAGCTAAAGGATTACTGGACTTTTTATATTCTTTCCATTGAGCATCTGGATTATTATCACCTCCTAAAGCTGTATTTGAGTCCTGCCGCCTAGCTTGTGGGACATTATCATCGGGGGGTTTGAGTGGGTCATTATGCTTATTAGTGTTATGAACTAAATAACCATCAGCATAATAATTATGAGTATTAGTCACCTCAAAATTATAAACGGTGTAAGGAGTGTCATCCAATTCAAGAGAGTGAATTGTATGTAACTCACCATCTAAATGCAGAATCTTATCTCCCAATTCTAATTCACCGGCTGTAACCCACTCCCCCTCTAAATAAAAAGGGTGATTAGTGGTAGTCTTAATTAGACCATTAATAATTAAACCGTCTTTATTTGCCTCATGAGCGTATACCTCATAAACAACCGCGGTTTCAGCCCTATCCGTTTTCAAATTCTTACTAACAACTTTATCACCCATCTTAACATCCTGGATAGACTTTATGCCGTCTCCCATAATAATTTCTGTGCCCCCTTGAAAACACCCAATATTATCATCACCTGGGGATACACCTGTATCTAAAGTAAATCCACTACTTCCTGGTCCGGCTTTTCTACCCCTTCTCTTTTTTCTTGCCATTTTTATTTCTCCCTATTATTAACTTAGCTCGTCTCTTAGATCATCATCAGTTAAATTTGAGATGATTAAGTTTCTTAGATTCTTATTTTTAGAAAGGTCAAAAGCATAAAGCTTGTCCTGGCCTTTAAGCCTTAAAATTAAAATTGACTCTTCAACCATTAAATCCAATTCTTCTTCAGACTCTTCCATATCATCAAGTATAATCCCGGTTAATTTATCCATAATATATCCCAATCTAAAATCATTTTTAATATTTGTCCTTAATAACCTCTGGATCTCCTTTAATTACTGGCTCATCCTTTTTAGGTTTAGGTTCTGTTTTAGGTTCACTATTTATGCCAGGTTTATTACTGGTCTTAGGCTTATCCCCGCTAAATTTATCAGGTTTTTCTTCTGGAAACAATTCTTTTTCACTTAATATATTAGCTAACTCCTGTCTCCAATTATAACCCGCTTTTGCTGCAAGAGTAGCAGCCGAAGCTATTCCAATCTCTTTATGGATTTTAAATACTTGAGCCTGAGCAGTAATATCTTCCCTAATAACTTCAGGAAAGTCTAAAGCAAAAGGAACCTCCTCAGTATCAACCGGCTTCATAGTCATTGTGGGTTTCAACATAGCCTCAGCCTTAGCCCTAATTACTTTAGACTCTAACCCCTCTAAAACCATTTCATTTATATTACCTAATACCTCCAATAAGCTTTCTTGAGTATAATCGGGGATTCTAACCCTTTTAGGTAAAGTCCCAGCTTCTACCGCAGCGTGAATAACTTTTCTATACATTTTCTCAAATGATTCTGACAAGTATTCCTGTTTACCCCTTATATATTGACTAAAGGGTGTATCAGCTTTCCTAATAGAAGCATAGACTTCTTCCCCAGATCTTTGATTTAAGATGTGGATTGGTAAACTAGTTCCAGCCCCTATTGTATATAATATAGCTAGACCGTCTTCTTTGGCATCATCAGCATTAATCTGAGCTTTCTCAATCCTATATTTTATATCCTCAGTTTCTAATAACATAACTCCACCTTTAGGAGCCCTTCTCTCTCTTTGAGTAGTTTCCGGTAATCTACCCCTTATTTCTTTAATCCAAACCACCTTAGCTCTTTCATGATTTAACCGGATCCGATCCATTAACCAATCTTCATAATATTTTAAATGTTTAATTACGGGCTGTAAAGGAACTCTGCCCCTTATCTCCCCATCAAGGCCAAACTTAATAAATTGAATTATTGGGGCTTGTTTAAGTTTATGTTTTGATCTAGCCTTTTTAAGCCCCTGTATAGAGGTTTCATATTGATACTCATAATCACAATCAGCTAACCAATGATCCGCTTTATATTGTTGATTTGTTCCCGCAAGAGAATAATCATATTGTTGGTGATAAGAAAAAATGTTTTCTATGTCTCCCGGGTGCGTTTCTATATCTACAATCTCATTAGGTTTTATTCTCCTAATTTTTACTTCACCCGTTACTTCATTAATATAGTAGGCAATAAATAGTTCCCCTTGTAGATATAGCATTCTTATAAACTCTTTTTCGCGTTGGACCATTCTGTTATCAGCTCTAAACTTATTAAGAACTTTCATTACCTTAGGATTCTCACAATTAATCTTAAGACCCCCTCCCACCGTGTAGTGCACCCAATTTTCTATTATGCTTCTACAATGAGGATCTACATGATATTTCTCTACTACTGCATCTTGCATCATCCATAATTGGTCTTGGGTTTGAGTATTTGACCACCAGGAAGAAGAATTATAATCTTTAGCATAAGTACCAATAAAAGCCTCATGGATTTGTTTCTCAGTAACAGGTTCATTTGGATCATGTTGTTCATATAAATAAGAATAATCTTGCGGCTCATTATCTATTAGGGCCCCAGTGGGTTCACCTCCTCTTATGTGCCACCTCTTCTCTTCATTAGTAGCCATTTCAGCTGCCTTTGACGCAATCTCTTCAGCTTTAGTCTTTCTTATAAATGATACCTTTTTAAATAAGTCTTTAATCTTCTTAAGCATAATAATCCTCATCGTCTATTTTAAAATCATCGTAAAAATCATCCCCAGTACTAGCCTCTTGAGAGTCCTCTGTACCAGCTCCATACTCAAATTCATTATTCCCTAAATTATAAGTACTACCCGCTAAACTTTGTAATAGGTCAATAGTACCTCTGGGTTTATGATCCACTTTATTCCTTTTATAATCTATCTCTGCCCCTAAAGCCTCTTTAGCCCAATATTCATGATACGGTAGAGCCAACCTATCATCATATAATGCATCCTTTAAAGACTGCATAGCAGAGAGTGTTTGCCCGTCAGTAGATACCCGGCGTAAACCTGTTCCATCTTTAGCTCTTTTATCATTAATCAATTTAGTAGAGGTTCTATCAATAGAAAGCCTCCCAACCCTAAAACCCTGAGATCTTAAAATTTGAATGGAGTCTACAGATTGGAAACCATCAAAGGTAATAACTGAAAGGTAAAAACCCCTTCTCTGTAATTCATATATAATATCTCTAATAGAGCTGATTAATATTTCATCCCCTCTACCAGCTTTAATCCTACCTAAAAAATCAAATTTAACAAAGGGCAATCTTACATCCTCAACAACTGATCCTGTATTATATACTTTATTCACTTGTCTAGTAACAAAGTGAGGGGCATAGCACATAGAAATACCTACTGCATCTTTTTTAAGTCCAAGGTCAATATGCATATATCTTGAATAGAGATGAGAACCTCCAGGTATAAAATCATCATCAAATACATTTTGCTTCTCATTAAAGGGGTTTTTATAAGCCTGTTTTTCTACTTCTAAAATCTTCCTTTTTAATTTAAAAAATGGTCTAGTAGACTCAGTAGGAATGCAAGCTATATCTCTCATAAAATTTTCAGGGTCTCTAAGAAAGTTGGCTTTTAATTCCAGTGGTATTTTTATTGTTTGTCCCATTGTTCCCAATAATTGTGTGGTAAATAGTCTGCAAGTTGGTAGAGAGAGTAACAACCCTGAATCTTGGAAGCTTCTTGTAGAAATCCTAAGAACTTTGGAAACAACTTATGGGGCTTTTGCCATACAGCGGCTTCTTTAAATCTTTCCTCATTCCAAAACCAATTATAAATAGGCCTTATAGTAGAATCACAACCTAATGAATTAGCTAGTTTACTAAATTCCACCAGCTCTCTAAAATTTACAGTTTGAACTGTAAAATCTAAAGCTAGTTGACCAAGACCTTGAGTAGATAGATATTTAATATTGTTAATTAATTTATCCCAATTAGCAGTAGGCCTAGTAATAGCGAAGGTCTTTTTAGTAGCAGCATCTAAAGAAATTCTAATATCCACCACCTCTGGATTAGCTTTTAAAGTTTTTAATGAATCCCACATTTTAGGAGTTAAATTTAATCCATTGGTACAAATAGCAATCTTTTCTTTTTTATCTATAATCTCTTGAGTTAAAGACCTTAAATAATTAATTCGGTGCCTATTATAAAAGGTTTCTCCGTGACATCCTATCAATAACCTATTTAATTGAGGATCATTTAAAAGTTTAGCTACCCAATCCCAAGTTTCCTCCATCCGACCATATTCTTTATATTTGATAACTGTGTCTCTACAAGTAGGACATCTTAGCTGACAACCAAAACTGGTTCCATCAGAACAGGAATTTGGATATTCATAATCATCACCGTTTTTAGAAGAGCCTAGTTTAACCTTTTCCCAAACTTCTTGAGGAGATATAAGTTTTAAATCATCAATCGATACTTTATATTTACCTTTGAAACAATCATCCCAACTTTCCCCAAAATTTAGGCTGGTATAATCAACACCGTTATTCTCAGTAGTAAAATTTAAATGTCTTAAAATAGGTCCATTATCTATAGTAGTATTTTCACTATACTGCAATAGCTCTCCTATACCAACCAAAATAAAATTTAGCTAAATCGGGTTTCCTTACCATTACCTCAGCATAATACTTAACTCTAAAAGCTTGAATCCGTGCAGGCTCTAAATTTGAGATAGCTTTTCTGGTCTTAGGACCTAACCCCCCATCTACCTCTATAGCTTTTGACCAATTTAAATTTTTATTATTAGCGGCCTGTTGTAATATTTTAACCGCTCTACTCCTACCCATATTTACGCACATATCAAAATAAATAAAGCGTAGATCTTTAGGTACTGACTCAACTTTATTCTTTACCCAATAATCTTGGTAATAAATCTCGATAGCCATAAGTTTAGTTAACTTCTTAATATTTATATCAGGATAAGACCTCTTACTTACACCATACTTAGTTTCTCCACCAGGGTCTTGTTTATCATGTACATAACCACCCTCGTGTTTTAAAACCTCTTCAATAATGTCTTCAAATTTAGTCAGCATCCTAACCTCTTAATTAATTCATATAAAGTTCTAGTATCTTCATAAGCTCTATGTATTGGATATACTCTAATACCCATGTATTTAGCCACCGTCCTCATTTTATAATTTGGTAATTCATAATCTAATCCTTTGACGTATTTTAGATAATCCTGGTACTCTAAACAATCAAATACTGGATCTTTAGCTACTAAAAAACTTTTATCAAACGAAACATTATAACCAATAATACGATGGCCTTTCATAAATTTAAATAAAATACGAGATATATCACTAAAAGTAGGACAGTTCATTAAGTCTTCATCTAGTAGACCTGTTAATTTTTTAATGATAGAAGGGAGGGGTTTTGATGGCCGTAATAATTGTTGGTATTGTTCTTGGAATTTTAAGCCCCTAAATTTTAAAGCAGAGACTTCTATTATATCTTCTTTCTTAGGGCTAAAGCCGGTAGTCTCTAAATCAAAAATAATCATGGGTAGCTAAAACTTTTGGAAATCTGTTTTCAGATAGAAGCTCATATTTGCTTTTTGAGATTAAATTCATGTGATATAGTGCTTGGACACAGTCAAAGTCTTTCTGTAGGTATTTAGCAAGGTTCTTATATCCAAGGGGTGATAAATATGTAGAATATTTTTTTGTAGGTTTTTTCTCATTAGGTACCCTCTTAGTGCCAAACAACTCCTTCATGTCTTCAGATAAAGTTTCAGTAGTGATCACACCTAAAATATCCTCATTTTGGCATTCTTCCAAAAAGTTTCCGATATAAAAATTAATATCTTCTTTTATGTGGTGTATATAATTTTCTCTCAAAGAGAGGTCGTTTTGTATTTCTCCATCCGCTTTATAAAGGCTTTCCGCTAAATTGTTAACGGTTTTATATTTTTCTAGTAATTCTTTTTCGCCTTCGAACCTGTACTCTTGATTTGACCTCCCCAGTCCATCACAAACAATTCTAGTTCTCCAATTAAACGCCGAAACAAATCGGTAGATAGGGTTTCTAATTGAGATAACGTATTTGTTGCCATTGATATATTTAATTTCCTGCAGGTGTAGTCTAGAAAACTCGAAGCCGTGTTCCTCTAAAGACTTCGAAATACTCCCACCGCCACATTTTCCAATATGAATAAATATGAATTTGGTCATATAGGTTCATTCATTAATAATCTCTAAGGTGTCTATATCTACTTCAAAGCATTCCTCCATATTAAAGAATTTAGAACCTTTAGCGTCCCATAGGTTTCTCATTCTCCAAAACATGTTTAATTTCTCTACCCCTATAGCCTTAGCCTCTTTAACCTTTCGCTCAAGAAAGGAGTCGGGATAACGGGGAGAGCTTATCAATACTATTATACCTGGTATCTTACCCCTCTTCATAAAACGCGAGGTCATACGATTCATTACTGCATTATACATCTCCTCACCAGCATCATAAATATCATCTTCAGACTTATTTGAATCTTCAGTAACCTCTAAGTAGTTAGCCTCATCAATTACAGCCGAGTATACATTATAACCCAAAGCTGATAGGGCGGAACTAGTACCAGCATATACACAAGTGTGATTTCTATCAATACGGATTTCCCGAGCGTATCGGGGATTAGCAGGGAAGTAATCTTTATTAAAACCAGATTGGAATCTTTCCCAACAATAAGTAAATACCACCCTTCTAGACTGGGTCTCAGTTCTACTAAGAAGCATAATAGCGATCATTGAATTATCAGTTAATCCAAAATGTTTTTGAGGATTTTGGTGCATACTCATTTCATACCACAACAGCCATAGAATAACAGAAGATTTAAATGACTTCCCAGCACCGATAGCTTCTAAAAACACGGCTAAGTTTACCGTTCGCTTTTCTCTTTCCGCCCACAAGTCCACAAGGTCTTGATATACAGAATCATATAGATTACCCTCTAAACCTAAAAAGTAATCATCCATTAGCAGGGTATCTAGCGGGACATCCTTAAATTGTTCTATAGTCTGTTTGTTCCAATCAAATAAAGTTCCACCCTCTTGATTATCATAATCATTTATCCATCTTTGAGCCTCATCTGCTAAACTATCTTTATAGCTTTTCTTGTCGCTCATTTCTTATCTTCCTCAATAACCTCTGCTACTATCTCTTCTGAGGCAGGCTGAAAATCAAATTCACCGCCTTTAATTCTACCCTGTGTTTTTAAAGGTACAATTACCTCATCTAATATAGACTGCATAATCCTTTTACCAACATTCTTAGCAGCGTTAGCTAAAATAATTTTAAATATCTGGTCCACGAAAGTTTTTACAGTTGCTGTATCTAAAGATACTTCTTTTTGGAGTTTAGGCCTTAGTTCTTTAGCTTTCAAAATCTTATCATTAATTTTAAGCATTAAGTCTAAATCTTGATTAGTTAAATAACCTTCATCCGGATTCTCATGATCTCTACGCCTACTCATAACATAGCTCATTATAGCATATAACCCTTTAATATCATCATCTACCGAGGACAGATGTTCTTCTTGTACTATCTCAGCATTTTCTAAATATTCTAATAGATTAGCTGGTACACCAGCTTGGCGATTAAGTTGTAACCATAAGCTGGTATTATTAGGATTAGTTAATTGTCTGTCGTGATAAGAGCACTGAGCATAGCCCGGATGTTGAGTACCGTCTCCAGCTGCTTTCAAACAAAGATAGCCCGCTGGTTGATTATTTCTTTGAGTGCCACAAATTTTTCTAGTTCTTGTACCCTTCTTATCTAAAAGGTAAACTTCATAAGCGCTTACCTTATCAACTGAAGGCTTAGATTGAGTGGTTGTAAGGCTTTTCTCCGTATCTTTAACGGTAGGGTTCTCCATATTTGTTCTCCTTTTATCTTAGTCAGTGATAATCCACATAGATTTATCGGTTGCTGCAAAAGCCAAAGCTTTAGCCTTATATGTAGTAGTATTTAGAAACTCTTTGAAAGCTTTAAATTCATGATTTTCCCAACCCTCATAACCATGGGACTCATCGAATAGTATTACAGTCCCCTCAGAGATCTGGTCTTTGAGGTATGTAAATATAGTTTTAGTAGAACTATATAAATCACAATCTATGTGGATGAAGGTAACGAAACCTGAATGAGAGGTAGGTTGGTTTATAAAAGAGGGTAGTGAATCTTCAAATAAGCCAAAAATAATCTTGGCTTTGTCGGGATCAAGAACAGGAGGATTTATATCTCCCTCTATTATTTGGGCAAAAGCTCCCTTCTCACTTTTAAACCAGGCTTCTGGTAAACCCTGGAACCAATCAAAAGTATATAATAATTCTTCTTTACTGGGTAGACGATCCATAAGTAGTTTTGCAGTTCTACCATCCCCAGTCCCAAACTCTAGCTGTAAACCTACATACTTTATAGCTTTACAGCAGAATGAATAATACTTGTCTAACCCCACCCAAATACCACTATCAACGTATGCATGAAAATAGGTATAATCTTCATAACTCATATTAGAGATTCCATCTATAACATCCTTAAATTCCTCTAACTGGTTTTCCCGTTCTTCCCCTAAAAGTTCATCTGACATTCTATCTCCTTGATTTTTTCTTTAGTTTTTTTCTTGCGGCTTTTGCCTTAGCTAATTCTTTATTACCGCCATCATATTGAATAGCATAGCCCGCCACTATCATTTCATGATTTACTGAGTGTTTATATTCGGGCACAAAGATCTCACCCAAACAACGCCCATATTTACCTACCCCATGAGACTTAAGCCTTATCTTACCTTTATTTCTCTTAAGAATATCTTTTAAATGTGCCTTAGAGGCTAATCCGCGTTTCTTTTCGGCCTTATCTCTAGTTCTAGACTCTGGGGTATCAATGCCATATAACCGGATACGAACTTTTTTATAAACACTAAATCCGATATCTATAAGAGCATCAAATGTATCACCATCAACTAATCTTAACACAGATATTTCATATTCATACATTAAAGTTTTTTTAATACCTTTTTTACCTTATTCCAAATTTGATCATCCTTTTTAGATTTAGTAGCCTTTACAGCTATATCTCCAACAAAGAATAATAACTTTTGCATACCGATTTTTTTAGCTAGCTTAGTGATTAGTATCTTTAATATCATATTATTTTTTCTCCTTATTTTATTATATATTCTTATTAACCATCCCCAACGTCTTGTGTATACATTACAAGGTTTTTCTTTACCATTTGGAGCCCAATTAGTAAAATAGGTTTTATTCACCTTTTAGTTGAAATAGTAAATCATACAGTTTATCTAATTTCAACATACTTTTCCCATCACACAATGCTTTTTCTGGGTTATCATGGACCTCTATAAATAGGCCGTCTATACCTACTGCTACAGCCGCTTTAGCTAAATATGGGGTGTACTCAGGGTAAGCACCACTACTGCCCCCAGCACAACCGATTTGAGTCGTATGAGATGCATCAAAGACTACTGGTACGAATTTTCTCATCTTCGGCAAGTTAAGCATATCTACTATCAAATTATTATAACCAAATATGTTTCCTCTTTCAACTGCGTATACCTCTTTACCCCCACTAGATCTAATTTTATCTATTACAGCTTCCATAGCCTCAGCACTCATAAATTGACCTTTCTTAACACAAATAGGTAAACCAGTTTTTGCCGCTGCTACAAGCATATCAGTTTGTCTACATAAAAATGCAGGAACTTGTAAGTAATCAACCGCCCCCTTAAGTTTATCAGCTTGATCCGGTAAATGAAAATCAGTTATAATCTTTACCCCAGCAAACTCTTTAATAGCTTTAAATATCACAAGGGACTTATCTAAACCAAAGCCTCTATAATTTTTCAATTTAGTCCTATTAGCTTTATCCCAAGAAGCTTTAAATATTAAGTCTATATCCAATGAGTCACATATCTTTTTAATCTCCTTAGCCATAAAAATAGCATGTGACTGAGATTCTAAAACACAAGGACCGGCTATAAGGAAAAAATTAGGTGAAGAGGGGTATACCGTCCTCTGTTAAAGGGTGATGCATCATCTTCTGTAAAACTGAATAAGGTATAGTTATAGCATCGGCTCCAACAACCGCTGCCTCTTCCACATGTCTGGGGTGTCTAATACTAGCAGCCATTAATTCGGTATCTTTTATTACACATTTCATTGTAGATAATAATTCTTGAGAATTTACTCCCATATCATCTGATCTCCCCATTAATACACAAATATAATGGGCTCCAGCCGCAGAAGCTAATAAAGCTTGATTAGGAGAATAAACTAAATGCATATTAACTTTAGTACCCTTTCTCCTAAAAGATTCTATAACTTTTAAACCTTCCATAGAAAAAGGAACTTTAGCAACAACCCCCTCTGGAAAATCCTCATACCCCTCCATACTCTCTATATGTAATTCCTTATTCGGGCAAATATCATGGAAAAGCTTCATAAACTCTTCAGTGTTTTTTACCCCTTGTTTTTTAAAGAAAGTTGGATTGGTTGTAACTCCATAAATCCAATCTAAGTCTTTAACCTCTTTAATCTCCCCCAAATCTCCGGTGTCTAAAAATATCTTCATCTCATCCTTTCCTCTAATTTTTTAATTTGGGTAGGAACATCTATCCCAAAGCCTACATGTTTAATTTTAAAAGCCTTTATCTTAAATCCTAATTCTAGTAGCCTAAGTTGTTCCAGGCCTTCAAATCTATCTAAGCAGGTTTCAGTGTTATGTTTTGAAAACCCCTCTAAAAACTGTCTAGAGAAAAATAAAACCCCCACATTTTTTTTAAGGGTGGAGGAGTTTATCTCTCCATCCTTCCCCAAAGGAATAACCGCTCTAGAGATATAAATTAGGTAATCATTAACATCTAAAACTATTTTAGCAGATAATGGAGAGAGGGCATCAGATAAGTCATAAAAGTCACAATACAACGTTGCACAATCCCCTTTAAACATCTTAGACACTCTATTCACCTCTTCTGGGTCTATTGAGGGTTCATCTATTGGAAGAGTAATAAAAATCTCCCCTTTTAAAAGTTTATATATTTCTAAAACTCTATCAGTGGCACTGTTACATGACTCAGAGCTTTCAATAAATTCATAGTTTTCGGATTTAATAATAGATCTAACTTTTAAAAAATCTGTATGGGGAGAGGTTAAAATTACATTATTACTGATCTTATTAGCTAGGCTTAAAGCATGTGTTAGTAAAGCTTTACTTTTAAAAAGAGATATAGCCTTATTGGGAAATCTACTACTTTCTAACCTAAAAGGTACTATCACCGTTAGCATAATATATCTCCCAACCCTGCTTATGTTTATCTCCTGATAAAAGTCCTCCTACATCGCACTTCTTACAAGGCTTACAGTTTCTATTAGTAAAATGGGTTTGTCTTATCTGTTTAAATTTATCTCCATTCCAGACATTCAATAACCCCTCTTTAAAAGCGTTACCTAAATCAAAATCGTTAGACCAATCATGACAACAAGTAAAAACTCTCCCATCATGATTAAGAAACAGGTGATACATTGTATAATTACAACCCCTGAATAAATAATCCGCATTTGAAAAATCAAGAAAGCCTCCTCTACTTGATAGGTTTTCTGTCTCGGAATTCTTATACCAAGGCCTTAATTCATAATTAAGTCCTGAGAGTAGATTATTAAATTCTTTAATCTGGTGATCCCCATCATATAGAGATACGGATATAAGATCAATGTCTTTAACTTGGTCTTGATTTTTAAGTAAATCTCCATTAGTCACAAGTTGAATAGTCCAATCACCTTGACTAATCAAAGGGATTAACTCGTCCCATTTAGGATGTAGCATCGGCTCCCCAAACCCTCCTAAAATTATTAACCCCTCATAGTTAATTTTCTTTAATTCATTGACAAGTTTATCAGCATTAGCTAAAGATAAAGCTTTTCCTGTATCGGTGTATCCATGACCACGTGGACACATATTACATTTACGATTACAATGAGGAGTAAGGTTTAACTCTAATATAGAGAACAGGGGAAATTCTTGAGCCCCCTCTAATAATTTATCGGCTAGGTCAAACTTTAAGGGTGAGGTTATAGTTATTCGGTTTTTCGACATTTAGCTATACAAAATCCAGTATCCTCAGTAGTTAATTCTATAAATTTAGTTTGGTGTTGAGCAAAAAACTCTACGGACCCAAAATTTTTGGATATTAGATTTAAAAGCTCCTTCTTAGGTAATTCACTGACATGATAAGGATTAGTTATATATGGTTTACCATTTCTGTATCTCAACATAGGAGAAGAAATAATTGCAGTACCATCCTTCTTTAAAAGGGTATTAATCTTTTTAAGCCATGTCTCCTGCTCAAGGATATGTTCAAGAGTTTCCAAAGATACGATTAAATCAAAACTATTTTCTTCAAGATCTAGGTCAAATAGGTCACTGCAAATAAAAGAGGTATTTGATTTTAAATAGGTCCGGGAAGCAAACTCTATAGTATTAGGATGCATATCAACCCCTATAACAGCTTTAGCTTTATTAGCCAAAATATTAGACCCATAACCCGAGCCACAAGCACAATCTAATACTATACTTGAAGAGGTCAAAAATTTAGAGGCAAATGTATACCTAGCAATATGCCGTTCAGTATTCTCCTTATCATAGTCATTCTGCTCTATGCCCAACAAGTCATTATGACTCAAATAAAGTCTGTCCTCTTTTATCTGCCCCATTAATAAAACTCCTTAAATTCCTCAAATCCATAACAGGGGTCTTCTGAAGATTCTACCTTCATAACTGTGTTATCCAGGTCCCCACTACTTACTAACTTGCTAAATCCCCATATAACCCGATATGTTACTTCTTTAGTAAGTTCAAATAATATCTTTCTTAATTCATTAGGCTCTTTCTTAAAAAGTCTACCTAAATATTCATCCACCACCTCTTCTTTCTTTTCAAGATCATTTTCTACATTTTCAAGAGAGAATAATTTTTCATCTCTAGTCCAAGTATCAACATATTGCTCAGCTACAATATAATGATCAGATAAAACGTCATAAAAAATAGCAGGAGTAAGGGAGTGAAAATATTTACAACCCCAATGAACCCCATAAACTGAAGCAAAGCCCGGATAATCTGAAGTGGCGTATTCAAATTTACTCATTACCTCCCGATGGTATTCAATAAAGGTTGGTCCGTGAGCTCCTAAAGTTACAATATCAAAGCCAAAAGTCTCTTTAATGTACAACCCTTGATAGTCCGCATCACCCATCATCAAACAAACAGTAAAGGGGTGGAATTTATCAGGTAAGCCTTTTAATCCTCCAAGATACTCCCGCATATTAGAGGGGAAGTTACGCCAAGTAGAATGATTGGGAAAAACTATAGTACCTTTCCTTTCAGGTATATTCTCCTGTTCTGGTAAGTATAAACCAGGGTGTCCCAATTTATGGAGAAAGGCGGGAGCTATTAATCCTCTCTCTATTATCCATTCATTTTCTCGTTTTCCATTAATCCACCAATGGGGTAAAGGAGATAATTGAAAATCATTATATCCTGCTTCCGGTAAATAAGAATGAGTCCAAGAAATAGGCAAAGGAAGACTATCAGGCCAACCACAATATTTTCGAACAACATGGTTATAACCATAGATTCTAATACTATTGTTAAATTCTGGGTAAGTAGTATAGTTGGGGGGTGTATTATTTCTAGCCTCTATTCCCAACTTTTCAACATCTCCTTTAATATATTGCACAATGCTATTTTGCACACGATTCTTATAATCGTATGGAAGGTCTCCTGTAACCAGCTGCTTACCCTTACCCTTTAATATTGTTTCTGGCATATTCTTTTAATTGTATCAGTTTCAACCTTTATACCTTCTGCATACCCACACCAACCCAACAAGATATCTTTACCTTCTTTACCATCTTTACGGTCGCATAGCTCGGATAAAAATCTATATACCCAATCTTCACATAGTAGAGATAGAAAATTTTTGAGCTCCTCTGGTGAGCGTTTATACTTTCTTCCCAAATGGGCATCTACCAAATCACGAGATCTCCTTAAAACATCCTCTACTTGTTCTTGGGTAAAGACCTCTTCAAGGCACATTTGATTATATCCTGTATTTCCCTGTTTAGGAGCAAACACCATGGCTTTATTCTTACTATAAAAAAACTTACAACCCCAATGTAGAGCAAACCATTGAGGGGCTCCCCAATAATTGGATAGGGCATATTCAAATTTATACATTAGCCGTTGATGACTAGCATAAAAAAGAGGACCACCATGGCCAATAGTAAGAAAATTAATACCTAATGATTGAAGGAGTTCTAATTGGACTTGATGTATTTCGGGGAAGTGACCTATGGGACCGGGATGAAGACACACAGTAATGGGGTGGAACTTTTCAGGTAAAGCTGCTAATTCCTTAAAAAAGTCCATCCAACCTGTAACTAAATGTCCGTGTATTGAATGGTCAGGAAAGGCTATTGTACCCTTTCTTTCCCCTAAAGACTCTTCGGGTATTTCTGGTAGATATAATATAGGATGGCCTAGTGTACAAAGTACCTGTGGAACGAAATCCCTAATTGTTAACCCTTTAAAATCTCTGTTACCGATAATCCAATAATATCTTAAGGGACTTAAGTAAAGATCCACAATAGGAGGTCCCTGACCATAAGAATGTTGCATAGTGATAGGGAGGGGGGTATTATCGTCCCAACCGCAGTATTGTCTAATCACATGATTAGCTCCATAAACAGTGGTTCTCGGCGCTAACTCAAAATACTTTGGTCCCTCATTACTGGGAATGTTCATCTCAATAGACAACTTTAAACTCCTTAGTTTTTAATAATATTTACTTGTTAAAGTAGTCGAACATAAATCCACTAACTACTAATGCTACACCCGAAATCGTCATCCAAAATACTCGTCTAACATTTTTCATGAAAGAGGTATTGACTTTAGTCTCAGCCCACAACCCCTCTTTAGGATCAAATAAATTTTCTTTTATAAATTTAAGATCATCGGAAGTTTTCTGATGGGCTATAATCATGGATTGATGAATTTCTTTAATCTGTAAGTTTAAGCCTTCCTTTAATTCTTCTCTTTTAACCTCAGCCTGATCCAACCTATAAACTATTAATTCTAAATCCTTTTTATCTTTACCATTCATATCATTAATATACAATCAATGTTAGGTTTTACCCATAACATAGCTGGAATGCTATCCAATCGATATATTCTTGAAACCTATAACTCATAGTATTACTCCTTCTCAGGTCAGAAACCGTATGAGTTAAAGCTGTCTCATCATATTTAAAAAGGTGTAGAGGTTTCATTAATCTAATACAATCATCCTCTTTATCATCTGCATAGATGGGATCGCTTTCTAGTTTATGATCCATCTTTGAAAAATAAGTACGGATGGGTAATAAAGGAAGGTTTCGCCAATAAGCCAGGATAGTGAATATAGATTCATCACATCTCATCAACCCACCAAAACAGAAGTCTAAGTATTTAAGGGTTATATCATCTATTAAAGAAGAGTGGAAAGCAAAAAGGCTAGAGTTCCACCACCTCGCCTGATTCTTAATCCCCCAATATACTCTATGATATTCTACCCCCACCTCTTTATCCATTTTCTCTAACAGGTCGGGTAAATTTTTATAGGGGGACTTGTTTAACCCTTTATTTTTCAAACGATCGCTAAACTCTGCAAATACGTCATGACCTCCCAACTTATCTACTTGATGATCCGTAACAAAAGGTTGAGGAGTCATAGCTATATTCCACTCCGGTAAATTTATTAAGTCTTTAAACTTTCCAGTCCGGGGTCCTGCCGCATAGATATCCGCGTCTATTCCACAAATAATCTTATACTTTTTTAATTTGGGATCTAAAAGATATTTAGTCTTGATATAGCCAAAATCCTCAAACTGAGAATCCGGAGCCATCTCTAAAAGTTCTACATTCTTAATACCATAAAAAAGTCTACTGGCTAGAGAAGCCAAGTCCGCCGATACATAAACTCTAATGGTATAATCTCCAATATCAGTTAAGAGTAATAATGATAATATAGAAAGGTAAGAAGAATAGGCGTATAAGGGGTGCCCTATTATAGAACTAACAAATATTATATCTTTATTCTTAGAGGGCTTACCATAATCTGAAATTAAAGGTATTCTAGTAACCCTTTCCCATAATACCTGTTTAGGAGCAAACCTATTATCGACGACTATATTTATAGTATCCCAAGCCATTTCTATAGGCCCTTGATTTTTCCCCTTTTTACTAGCACTACTAGCATCTTCAGTTTTCCATTTCAGCTTTGATAGAGAACTTAACTCTTCCTTGTTAATTTTTAAGGATTTAAATTTAAAGTCTACCTTTTTCTCTGCTTTCTTATCTACTTTCTTATCTACTTTCTTAGGCATGTATGTATTGTCCTATTTTAGGCATGTCACATTCTTCAGTACATTTGATACAGGGAGATACATTGATGTGGTCTTTTCTAAACTTATCATATAGATCCCCATTCCAAATATCATATAAACTGTCTTTACTAACATCACCTAAAAATACCTCATTATTATAATCTTCCATACACATGTGGATCTCTCCATCAGATTTAACTGTTAGAGAATTCCAAGGATGTTTACAAAATTCGGACCAATGTATAGAGTCAGTTCCATAGAAGTCTTGGCCCTGTTCTGGGACCTCTCTACCTCTTTGTTCTAAATACTCTTTTAAAGTTTTATCTTTTCTATACCATTGCTGATCTTCACTCTTAAGATAGATATAGGTGTCTGTACCTTCAAAGACCTCCCTCAATCTTCTATACTCTTCTTGTTGTAGCTCATTATGCCCAATATCAATCATAGTAATTATAATAGTAGTATCATAACCCTTCTTTTTCTTTATATCTAATATCTCTAGAGTTTTATGATAAGCCTCTGTGAAATTAGCAGCCTCTCCCCTGACATCCTTGAATTTTTTATCATCGGTACTTTCAAAGGAATATTTCATGTAGGTTAATCCTACAGCCATTATGTCGTCTGTAGCTTTTACATTTATGTTTGCTGGCGTGCAACTGAAGTATGACTCAAACCCTGCCTGCGAAAGTTTTTTGACGGCCGCGCCGATATTCTTATCAAGTAAAGGGTCTCCGTACCCATGCAGCTGGATAACTCTTGGTATTATGTGCAAAAAGAAATGATTCTCACTAGGCGGATCGTCAGGACCTATATTATATTTCTTTATACAAAACTTTTCCCACTCTGCCCATAGCTCTTTACTATGAGGTTTAATTTGAGGGATAATCTTATCATAAAACTCGAGATCTAAAAAAGTTATGTCTCTTGTCATCCTAGAAGTCCTGGGGCACATCTTACATCTCATATTACAGGCATTAGTAGTTTCTATATTATAAATAACAGGGTTTTTTGACCGGATGGATTCAAACTGATCATATATAGCTTGTTTGTCAGTAAGCTCTCCTGATTGAATCATCTTTAAAATAGGTTCTGACTTCATATAAAAATCGATATCTAACATAATATAACTTCCTCTTCTATAAGTTTTAATATTTCTTCTGGAGTACGTTTACAATCTATCCCCATACACCAATTTATAAGAGATTTAGCCTTTTTGTCTTTATGGGACCATTCTACATTATCTAAATGGAAAAGCTCCTTTCCTTTATGATATATGGGTCTACCCCACGGGTTAAGCTCATCAGGAGGGATATGTTCCATTGTTCCTAAATGAGTTGCGACTTTACCTTTGTACCACCACTTAGGATTTAAAGGAGAATCCCAAGTTAGATCCCCCGGATGAAAAAACTTGCAGCCAGCATATAAAGCATAAGCTTTGCTAGAGTTTAGATAATGATCTACACAAGCATATTCATATTGAGATAATAGGGTTAATTGTCTTTCCTGGAAATAGCTCTCCTGATTGAATCCTACACAAACAAGGTTAAAACCCCTACTCTCTAATTCACTGATATAGGATTTAACTCTTTCCTCCGGTCCTCGTATGGGCAGGGCATATTCTATATCATCAAAACGAAGACATATATCAATGGGGTGGAATTTATCCGGTAAGTTCTCCAAAACTTTTAATAGGGGTTCATAATCTCTCAATGCTATTATTCTCTTACCATCAGATTCACTATAAGGCCTCAATAGGTTTTCAGGCAGAACTAGAGTACCTTTACGTTCACCCTTGAAAGAATTTTCAGCATATATTAAGGGATTACCTAATGCAAAAGTTTTAAAGGGATGATCTGGGTAATATGACAGGTAAGATTCTAACACTGCTTTACTCCATATCCAGAAAAGCGGTTTAAACTTTGGAATTTTCTTAGCCCATTTATGATTAGATAGAAAAGTATCTTTGTTAGGGGGATTAATAGCTCCACTCCGTAGGCCTTGGGCAAAGGAGTGTTGCATAATAAAGGGGTAGAGTTTATCTTGCGGCCAATCTATGTAACGAGAAATAGTTTGGGCCATACCCCAGTAATTATCCACCTGGTACTCTTTAGAATCACCTTGATGTATATGGGGAATATACTCCGTCATAACCCTTTCTAAAATATTAGGAGAACGGAGTTCAGTAAAAATATTATGCTTATTTACGTCTTCCATATTATAAATCTTTTAATTGTAATTGTGAATGTATTCGTTGGTTTTCCAAAAATTCCCTTTGCCTAAAAAAATTAATATCTCTAATATAAGGGTTCTCAGCTATTACTTCCACTATCCTCTTAAGTGGGACATAGTCAAATCCAATCAAATTAAGTATGCTCATAAAAAAATCAAGATCCTCTGGGTAATCTAAGGTCATTCTAGTATCATCTCTATAATATAATGGGCCTGCCTCTAACTCTGCTATTGAAAAAAGGCCTGTCTCTAAAAAGTATGGCCACATCATTTCTGTATCATCTGTGTCTTTTATCTTACAAACTTTTTTTAGTGCCGTGTTTAGCATTCCGTAGGTAAATGCCCCTGTGATTATATAGGGGGCATGTATAAAATCATACGGCCTTACGCTCCACTGGTAAAACGCCAAATCTATCAACTCTGGCTCACAAAATAGGTCATCCCCATCCACAGTTATTATAAGGCCTGCATTAAATTTAATAGCTGCCTCATTCCATCTCTCTAACTTATCATTAGTGGGACCTTGATAAAACTTGATAGAATGCTTTTTAGCAATATCAACTAAAACCATATCATCAGGCTCATTAGTTGTACACAATACTATTTGGTCTGCTCTTTTAGATAACTTAACTCTCATTATAATATATTCAATTATAGTAAGGCCTTGATCATTTAATAAAAGCGTGGCCTTATTGGGCAATCTAGTGGAGGCAGTTCTAACGGTTATAAAGATTGACTTAAGATTACCCATTAAGAAAGCCTGTAATTGTTTTTCTTAATACCTCACCCTGCCTTTTAGCAAGCGTGGGCGTCCTATAATTCGTTTTGAATTGCATAATATTGGGTTGGATAGATTCGGCCACAGGGCAAAGGCCCTTTTCATATTTTAAATTAGTATAATAGCTGTAGGGAGAGTAGTCAGCAAATCGCCCTGAGGTCATTAGGGGCTCAAGGTAGGGGACGCTCCAACAACCATATAGGCTTTCTCCCCCATTATCAATAAATGCCCTTCTAAATCTACCCCAGGATATGCCGAGCCCGCTCTTATTGTATATAACGGCTAAAGAAAAATAAGAATGAGTTGAGTATGAGGGGATGGCTTGGGGCGTAAAGAAATCATAATCCTTTATAACCTCTAGAAGAGCGTGGGCTGAGTCAATTCTTAATTGCACTAGTTGGTCAATCCTTTCAAGCTGGGCTAGGGCCACGGCGGCTGAAAATTCATTTAACCTGTAATTCCACCCTAACTCGTCGTGCCTTTTAAATGAGGGGTGTTGAAATTTATCTACATCAATCTTTACATCTGACCCTTTGGCCGTTAGGGCACTAAAGCCGTGGCCACCTAACTTGCGTGCCATGTGAGCTACGCTTTCATCATTAGTGATAATAATCCCTCCCTCTCCGCAAGAGAGGTGCTTAGAGTTTTCAAATGAGTAACTACCTATTTTTCCAATCGCCCCAATGGGCTCGCCCTTATACGTACTTAAATAGCATTGGGCGTTATCCTCAATAATAGGAACATAATACTTTTTGGAGATTACCTTTAATTCATCCATTTCACAAGGTAGTCCATAAAGACTAACTGCTATGATCGCCTTAGTCTTTTTAGTTATCTTCCTTTCAACATCTTTTGGATCTAAAGTAAAAGTATCGGGCAAGACATCGGCATAGACTGGGACGGCATTAGCGTGGAGGGTACTAGTGGTATCCATAATAACAGTTAGTGCCGGTGATATTACTTCGTCCCCTGGTTTTACACCTAATGCAAATAGGGCAGCGTGGAGGGTTGCGGTTCCTGAGTTAAAGGCAACAGCGTAGTCGACATTGAATCTATCGGCAAAGGCTTCTTCCAGTCGCCCTACCCAACTTTGTTCACCCTTTCGTCCTAAACCTGATCCTCCCCAAGTTTCTCCCTCTAATACCTTAGTTACATATTTAATCTCGTTACCCTGGTATTTTGTGGGATTATTCATTTAGGTAAAACACTAAACTGTGAATTAAAGTCGGTGATCATTATTTAGTAAACTGGATGAGCATAATGGTTGTAGCAAGGAGTAATGAGATTATAGTCCTCATTGTGAAACCTTCCCCCATGATAAACCAAGTAATAATAGGGAAGGTCATCATACTAGTAGCAAAGCCCATAAACCTGACGGGCCACAACTCCCCAAAACCTAAATATCCTACCCTGGTAGCATAAATCAACAAATAGCTAATAGGTACCCCTAATACAGATAAGATAAAAGCGTGGTCCTTAAACCAGGGCCATTTTAATTGGGCATTCAATTGGAACCAGATTATTACTTGGGCGAACAATAAAATTATCAAACATATCAATATATTCCTATTAATGATCACCTCTTAATTTATACCTAAAATAACGAAGGCAACAATATATAAAGACAAAAAACCTATAAACTAATTGAACTACCTCAAAAAGTTGTCCTATATCACATGTTTGTCGTTGCTTTGCACATAGATTATGTGATATAAGGGGATATATGAAACTTACGATAGACACCACAGATGAAACATTCCAAATGGTCAGATGGTTAAATCTCGTAGTTGGATTATTAAACTTCTATTACTTTTCTCTTGGGGCTGGTTGGCTCCTAATGGGGATTGGAATACTGAATATAGGAGTATGGGTCATGACTCGCAAGAACATTCTTGGGGTAAGATAATAACCTTTCTACTTTATGTAGCTATTAATGAGTTTGGAGATTATTTGGATAAAAATCCAACAGGAGGATATGCGTGTCCTTTAAATTGTGGAGTAGACCATAAACATTTTTATAAACAAAACAGCATACTACTTGATAGTTTAAAACTAGAGGATGTATCTAAAAATATAAGATGATGGCTAAGAAGACAAAGAAGACTGAGATGATCAAAAACGAGGAGTCAATCAGGAAAGCCTTAATGAAAGTCAAGGATCCCTGTCCTGTATGTAACAAGGAACTAGCAGTTAATGAAATATATACAAGTAGGATAGGATTGGTGGATGACAATGATTCTATAGTAGGTTGGATATGTCCTTATTGTAAAACAGAGTTTAATGTAGATTATAAAATCATCAAGTATTTAGGAAAGGGAGGCCCAGGAGGAGAGGCATAGGCTGAGAGGCCCTCAAAAATCACAGTTTTCCCAGAGAATTTTTTAAAAAAGCTCACCTTAACTTACCATTTCGAACCGAGAAATCTAACAGAGTCAAACATTATCCTGTAAGAG